AGTTATCACATCGGCAGATGCAACACCATTTTTAAGTTTGTATTTACCCGAAAGAAATGTTGTTAACGTTTTATCAATTATACAAAAAGACGGTATAACCTATAATAACGTTCCATCATACCAAGAATTTTTAAGTCCTGATGGTAAATGGTATGAAGTTCCAGCTTTAGCCGAAGACACTGTTTTTATTCCTGACCCAGGAAAAACAACTGACCAATCAAATATTAGTGTTGGGAAATATCTTAAAACTAGTAATAAATTTATTACTGAGTTTACACCTGAAAACTTTTTAAAGTTAACATTTGGTGGTGGTAATACATCCGCTGATGACCAATTGGCTGCTTTTGCACAAACAGGTGTATCACTAAGAATTAATGACTATCAAAATAATTTAAGTTTGGGTTATATCCCAACACCTAATACCACTTTATTTATTCAATACAGAGTTGGTGGTGGACTTGAAAGTAATGTTGGTGTCAACGTTATCAATACTGTTGGTAATGTGTTGTTTGATGTTAACGGTGCACCTGAAATCGCAAACTCAGTTAGAAACTCAATCCAATGTACCAACGTAACCGCAGCTATTGGAGGAGCAAATCCACCATCGGTTGAAGAAGTAAGAAATTTGGTTACATTTAATTTCTCATCACAAAACAGAGCGGTAACAATTGGTGACTATTATTCTTTAATACAAAAAATGCCAGGACAATTCGGAATACCATCTAAAGTAGGTATTATAGAAAATAATAACAAAATAAATGTTGTATTATTAACACAGGATGATAATGGTAAAATGACACAAAATGTACCAACAGTATTAAAAGATAATGTTGCAAATTATTTAGCAAAATACAGAATGATGAATGATTATATTAGTGTTACAACTGGTAAAGTTATTGATTTGGCATTTGAAATTTATATTTCTATTGCAAAAAATACAAACCAAAACTCAATCATTTCTGATGTTATTACAAAAGTTAATGATTATATGATACCACAAGCAAGAGAATTTGGTCAAAATGTTTTAATATCTGAAATCAAAAGTATAGTTCAAAATATTGAGGGTGTTGTTAATATATCTGATGTTAAGGTGTTTGGAAGAGTAGGTGGTAAGTACTCATCGTCACAAACAGCACAAAAATACGAAGATTCAACTACAAAAGAAATTAAGTTAATTGACGATATTATCTACGCAGAACCAACAGAATTTTATCAAATCAGATATTCTAATACGGATATCGGTGTCCGTGTGAAACAATAACCTTCACAAGGAAATTACTTCAACTATTTTTGTAAAATAAGAGATTAACTATTTATGAGAAAGAACAATTATGCCTAAAACTTATAGGATACGAACATCAGTAGGAAATAGTACACAATCTGACAAAACCATCAAAGTACAAGTTGACCAAGATTTTGACTTCTTGGAAATTCTTTCTTTGAAACTTACACAATCTGATGTGTATAGAAGTTTTTGTTCTGACTACGGTGTTGTTGTTGGTCGTGTAATTGCCAACGGTGGATACGGTGTACCAAATGCAAAAGTATCTGTGTTTGTACCAATTGACGCTGTTGACCAAAATGACCCTGTAATATCAGCATTATATCCATATAAGAATGTTACAGATAAAAATGAAGATGGTTATAGATATAACTTACTTCCATATACACCTTCATATGAAGGACACGCAGCCACAGGTACTTTCCCAACAAGGGATGATGTTTTAACTAGAACCGAGGTATTACAAATATATGAAAAATATTACAAGTACACGGTAAAGACAAACGAATCAGGTGACTATATGATTGTTGGTGTTCCTTTAGGAAATCAACAAGTAATGTTGGATTTAGATTTATCTGATATGGGTTGTTTCTCATTGAGACCAACAGATTTAATTAGAATGAATCTTGGTAACTCAAAACAGTTTGACGGTAACCAATTTAAAAGTTCAGTTGATTTATCATCATTACCACAGATTGTTAATCAAAGAAGAAGTATTTCAGTTTCTTCATTTTGGGGAACAGGAGATGTTTGTGATGTTGGAATTACAAGAGTTGATTTTGATTTAAGAGATTCAAATATCACGATTGAGCCTACGGCAACTTTTATGGGTTCAATCATGACATCAAATGACTCTGTGATGATAAAGAACAACTGTAAACCAAGTTCAGAACAAGGTGACTTGTGTGGTATGGTTGCAGGACCTGGTAGAATTTTAGCCGTAAGACAAACAATAAATACCAATCTTAATGGTGACCCAATATTAGAACAATATCAATTAGAACAAGGTGGTAAAGTAATTGATGAAAATGGTGCCTTTGTTGTTGATGTACCAATGAACTTGGATTATGTAACAACAAATGAATTTGGTGAATTAATATTTTCAAATAGCTCAAGTGTTGGTATTCCAACAAAGGGTAAGTATAGATTTAAAGTTAAAACAAATGAAGGCGAAAAAGAAGTTGGGGCAATACAAACATCAAGTAGTATTATTGGTCCAAACTTATTAAATCTTTCTGTTTTTAATCCAAAAGGTAGTTTATTACGTGGAAACTTTTTGGTACCAAATGTTAAAGAATATGGGTGGGATGGTGGAACTGACCCATCAACGCTAAGTGATGAGACTACAACATTTTCACCAATATTTGGTGATAACACTAAATTAATTGAAACAAAAACTTTTACATCATCTGATTTTGGTTCAGGTGGAAGAGCGTTATTAATCAGTTCAGTTTTGGGTGAATATAAAAGTATATCTTATAAAATTAATAATGTTGTTGACAATTCAAAATGGGTTGATTTACCAAATGGAAATGAAACATTAGAGATTACGATTGAAAAGAAAACAACAACAGATGTTGTAAATGGTAAAGTAATTGAAACACCACAAACTGTAACACTTAATTTTAACAATTACAATTATAATTTTTCTTTATTTCAAAGGTCATACGCCTTTTCATTAGATTGGGATGATTATCCAAACAAAACCGAAGCAATAAGTTGTCAAGATTTTTTCTATGAATTAAATTATAACAAAGTTTATACAACCGCACAATTAATTGATGAGTATAGAAAGGGTACCAATAGAAGTAGATTCTTATCTATTAAAGAAATATTGGACCGAAGCTGTGATTCGGAAGTAAACAAGTTTCCAATTAATGACGGAGTTAGAAATTTTGATTTATTATATTTAATCATTTCAATACTGATGTTAATTGTTGGTATCACTGGTTCAATATTAACAATTGTTTATTCAATTGTTAAATTCCTGTGGAATAATTTTGCGGTCTACATTGCCGCGTTTTTCATTGCCTATTCAATTTATAGGGTTGCGTCATCAGGATTTGTCATTGTGGGATTACTTAACCTAGGAGGACCAGTAGTAGGTGCTATTATAAGAGAGGTGTTAGAGGCCGCAGTATGGTTGGCGGTTGGTGCATTAACAACGGTATTCTTTAAACAAATTACAAGTTTCAAATTTTCACCTTTTAGATTACCAATGATTACTTATCCCGATTGCTCAACGTGTGATTGTGATTCTTTTGATTTTGGGGACTCACCAACATCTGGTGCATTTAATACAAGTATTTTAGCAAACATAAACCAACCATCATATTTTGCACCATACAACCCTGATGGTGATAATGGTTATGTTAACGCAATAAAAAATTCAGGATATGGACAAGTAGTTGCGGGTAGAGATGATATTAACACAGGGACAAGCGCAAGAGAAGCAAGATACACCTATAGATACAATGAGTTTTGGGTTGCGGATGCTACTGATATTGGAAAAAATGGATATGGATTACCTTTACCTGAAAGGGTAAACTTATATAATACAAAAGGTCACTACTTTAAAAATTTAAACGGTACAAACCGAATTAAAGTTTATCCTAACTATTTAGGTAATGTTTTACCAACGCCAATACCAACATCAACACCATCATACGCTTATTATGAAGACCAACCTTTGGTTGTTTTATGTGATAGTGGTACTTTAGTAAGTTATACAGCGGGAACTTTAGTTACATTTTCATCACCATCAAAAGATACGGATATTAATGTAACTGGTGTAACCAAAACTAAAAATGACTTAGGTACTTTTGGGGTAACTGGAACAACTAATTTACCAACATCTGCGTTTACAACCAATATAACATATGCTAATCCTGATGGAC